TAACCTCTCCCAGAAGTTCCTGTTTCTGCTTATTTTGCCATTTTTCTGGTGCAAGATTCGTCAAAAGAAATATCAAAGCTCCGATATCCGGTGCAACATCTTTTTCTGTGATAATCTTCTTTACACATCTTACAGAACCGTTAACTTCAACGTATTCAGCTCTTTTTTCTGTTATTTTATACCCCTTGGCTTTCTTCAGTATCGATTTTTCAAGCCCTGACACCATGTTTTCCAGCTTTTCAGCCTCAGCTTTTTTTATAAGTTCAGAAAATTCCTGCCTGTCAGACTTCCATTTATAGAAAGTCATTTCTGATATACCGGTTTCCAAACACGCTTCCCGGTATGTAGCTCCCTGCGCTATCAGTTCCAGTATTTTAGGAGCCGTATCAGCATACTTACTCTTTCTTCCCATCCGTCCCATAACATGTAAATTTGATATTTCACCCATTACAACATGATGCAAGGCTATAGAGTTACATCTTCCGAAAGCCTTTTCACGATTCTGAAAACCTTTCTCTCGCTTATACCGTACTTGTCGGCAAGATGTTGTGCTATATATGTCATCTTGTATCTCATCGTTTTCATTTTCATATAATCCTCGTATAGGTCCACACTGGTACAATCTTCTAAAGACGTCAATATACGATCCATCTGTTCTATTGTACCTCTGTGTGTCTTAATAAATTCAAATACCGTCATAATGTCCCTACTGTTTCAATAACTTTCACTCTATTACTTACTTTTGTTATTTCTTCAACAGATACTACGGGTTGTATCCCTGCCATACCCTTTTGGATGGATCTTGCGAGCATATCTTCACCTAAAGTCTGATTACTACTTTCTGCAACACTTATAGGAACACCGCCACCCATCTGATTGAAAGATGATAATATAGGTGCGAACATAGAGGTGGTTCTGGCCGTCATTACCGATTCCCCATTACTGAGCATGGCGGGAATACTGTCGCTTGTACCCGTGCCTGGACCGGTAACTAATCCACCTGACGCAAATTTAGCACTTTTTACGACTTTTATAGCATTTGCCATATTAGCAATTATGGTAGCTATACCTGTAGCCATTGTTACAAGTCCAATAATCCCCTTTCCAGACTCAACAGCTGTCATTTTAGCTATTGCCGTACCTGTATTGATAGCTATCTCAGCAAGTGCAAGAGTTTTACTTAATATCGCAAATCCTTTGTTATCCTCACCAAGTGTATCAAACAATCCTGACAATGCCCCTGTTACTTGAGATAATGCCCCAAGCTTCGCCTGCTCCATCTGCACTTCATAATCATTCAACTTTTTCTTCTGTGCGTTGTATGCGTTCTGTGCTTTCAGCTTGCGAAGGTTAAAGGCTTCTTGGCTTTCTCCCTCTAACTGTTGCATTGCGTCTAATTCTGCTTGCTTCTGTTGTAGTTCGATTTCAAGTTTAGCCTGCTCATTATCTACATTCTGCTCTAATAATGTTTCAAACCTTACCTGAATTTGCTCTTTTTCCTGTTCAAGCAAAGTCTGGAATTCTTCTTGTTTACGCTGAATTTCATCTTGCAAGGCTTCTTGTGATAGCGTCTGTAACTCCATCTGTTTTTGTTGCTCCAATGCTATAATTTGAGTATTGATAGCCTGTTGTGCTTCGGTAGTCAAGTCCTTTTCCGTCTGTAGGCGTGTTTTCAAGTCCTCTATTTGACGCTCATACGCCACTTCTACCTGTTGCCTTTGTCGCTCTCTACTATCGGTTATCAGCTTTAAAAGTTCATCTTCGGCCTTGCGTACTTCCTCTTTCTCTTTCTGCTTCATCGCAACCGCATAAGCCGCCTGTTGCTCTGTCAACCTCTTAGCCTTTTCCGCATCTTCTTCAGCTTTTTCAAGTGCATCCTCCGCTTTGGGCGTTGCCAAAGGATTGTAAGTCATTACCTGTTCAATCTGCTTTTGCAATGATGTAACTGCTGCAATGGCACTTGCCCTTGCGTCTATAGCTGCTTTCAAATCCTCCTCAATCTGATTATTCGTACGCTGCAAGCCTAAACCTTGTTTAAAGAAATTCGCGTTCTCCATTTCCTCGTTGTACTTTGTGACGGCTGCTTCCGCATCTACAAGGTTCTGCTGCTCCATTTCCAAAGTACGTTTAAGCACATTCCCCCTTTCCTCACGTGACTTGTTCAATGCCTCATCAGCACTCAACCCCTGTTCCTCGTATATCTTTCTTGCGTTATTTATTCGCTCGTACTGTACAAGTACTCTTTCGCTTGCCGCTTCTGCTCCCTCTGCTGCAGCTTCGCTTGCCGTCCTGTTCAGCATATCATCAACGCCCTCTATCATTTCCCTAAACCACTGCAAAAGGTCTGCGTTCATCTGTTTCCATGAAGCCTTTACGTTTTGGATAAACCTGTAAAAACCATTCTCCGTACTGTCAAGTAACCGTGACATTTCCCTATCCAAATTAGCTTGTGCTTCAACCATATCCTCCTGCGCTTGTGCGTATGTTCCCATGGTTTTCTTTACATTGTTCAAATTCAAGTCAATATCCTTTAAAGTCTTGATAAACTTGATACCTGCATCCTCACCTGGACCACCAAAGATATCCGCCAGCGCTACACCTACCTCACTGCTTGTTTCTGGTAATTTGTTTAATTGTGTCGATACTTGCTGTATCACTTCAAACATTGTCTTGCTTCCGCTTGTGAGTTGTTCCTGTATCTCGTCACCGCTCAATCCTATACCATCAAGTGCTGTTTTCGTTGCATCCGTCATTTCACGCAAACGTATTGTAGCTTCCTTTATCGTATCTACACCCTTGTCTGAATATATACCTTGCTGTGCGGTTTGTGTTGCAATGGCGACAAATCCCTCTGCTGAAATCCCTGCTTCCCTAAAGAATGTAGGGTATTCTTTCAGTATATCAAGAAACTGTCCGCTTGCATCTGCCCCTGCTACAAGTCCATCCTTTATAAGTTCAGTCGCTTGGCTTAGTGGTATACCAAATTGTTTTGAAAATGAGTTTGTTGCAATAAGAGTTTCTTTAAAATCCTTATCAAACGTTTCAGCCAATACCATAACATCACTCCTTAACGCTTTCAGCTCATCACCTGTTGCGCCTGTAAACTGCTGTGTTAGCCTATTGGCTTCCTCTACTCCTTTGTTATAGTCATACCATCCTTTGAACACTACCCCTGCGCCACCTATGGCCGCAATAGCCATGAATACAGGGTTAGACATTAAGCCAAGTAATGTCTTCCCAAAAGCCATTGCACTTGTTTTCATTTCGGTAAACGCACCGTTCACGCCTTTACCCGATTGTCCAATCTCGATGAGGCTTTCGGCAAACTGGTTGTTAATGCCAAGGACGCTTTTTATAGAATCCTCATAATTACCGACATTTCTGTAATATCTTTGAGTCCCTTCTTCCGCTTCCTTCAGTGCATCCGTCACATCGTTTATCTTCTTCTTCAATGCAGTTCCTTTGGCTCCGTCCCTTTCAACCTGACTCATTGCGTCATAAGCTGCTGTAAGGTTGCTCAGTTCTGCTCTAAGCTGTTTTAGGCTGCCTTCCTGCTCCTTCTGTATCTTGACTTGATTCTTAAGTTGTTTTTCCATAAGCTGGGACTTTTCCTTCAGCTCTGTTATCTCCATTTTACTCTTGGCTATAGCCTCGTTATATTCCTGTTGGGTTATTTTTCCTTCGTCAAGCTGTTTTTTATACTCCTTTTCCGCTTTTTTAAGCGCATCTATCTGGGTTTTATACTGTGCAATGGCTTTTATACCGTTTGCATAATTTACCTCAATATTCAGTACCGCTGTCTGTTCATTGCTTGCCATACCTATTCCTCCATCTTTACGGTTCTTTCATTCAGTTTTCCTATGGATGCAAAGTCAAGTGATATTAAAAGTGCCGTACGTGCATCATCCTTTTGCCTGTATGGAGCATCTCTTAGAACCTTTCTTCCGGATTCTACCATTTCTTTTACAGGAATCCCCTTTTCTTTAGACACTCCCTTGATTGCTACTGCAAGTTTTAAAAGCTCCTTATCCTCGATAATCTCTTTGATTGTAATTTTGTCCATAATAGTTTGTTTTAGCTGTTAATAAAATAATTGTTTCTGTTCGTTCACCTCCAAAAGTGCAAACTCTATGCGTGGGTGGTACTTGTCGATTCTCTTTTCTGCTTCTATCTGAAAGCAAAGTTTATCATCCGTTATTGCTCCTACCATCTGAAGGCAGTCCAATAGTGTTTTAAGGCTGTTGTCAAGGTCAAAACGTACCGAACTATGGAATACACGCACAAACAGACGGAAACGGCCTGAAATGCCCTTATTTCGGTATATCTTGCATTGCTGTGCGAAACTGTGCTCATATGCTCGTATCTTCTCATCCTTGATAATTCGCTTTGTACCGAACTTTCCCGGTACGGCTTGATAGTGATTAGCCTTTGCGATAATCTGGCCGTATATTGTTTCTATTTCCATCATGTCAAATATTAAAAGTGATACGTCCTTTCGGTATTCCCAGCTCGTCCATCCACCGGCATATATCTCCTACAGTTGTCGGCTCAACCTGCATACGCCTTTTCTCCTCTATAATCAAATCTGCGATATCACGTTTGCTTCCTTGAGCCTCATCTTTAGCCCAATCAGATATGCGTATGCTGTGGCAATAAGCTAGGCTTTTGATTTTCTCTTCCCATTCATCCGTAGCGTCCGCATCGGCGTAAACAATCACGTCACGGCCTGCAAGCGGCCTGCATCTGTCCGGTGTCAAAGCCTGTTTCCCTCCACATGATACCCATACAAATTGTGGAAATGTCATAGAGGCTATGACCGCGGACTTCTCGCTTTCGGTCATACACACAATGTCATTCGGCCTTGTATGCAACAGGTGCTCCCCGAAAAGGCACTGTCTGAGGTTAAAGTCATGGGAAAGTTTCCCCTGCTGTTTCAT